ACTTATTAATTTATGGGTGTATGGTAGAAACCCTAAAATACTTGAAAGGGCCAGATAATATGATACAAGTTTATGAGGCATCTTATCAAGAGGGGCTTCAAACGTTTGCGGCAGAACAACAAGGCCGAAGACGCAGAGACGAATACACTAGTGGTGCAATTCGTTTGGATATACAATCACCACAACCGAAAATGAAATAAGGAGACGATAAATGGCTAACATAATACCAGATGCATTCAAATCAGAACTCTTATCTGGCACTCATAATTTTGCCAATGGTGGCAATACTTTTAAAATAGCTTTATTTACAGACATCTCTGGATATTCCACATCAAGCACTGCATATTCTACTAGTAACGAAGTTTCTTCTTCTGGTACTAATTATTCTGCTGGTGGAAATGCATTAGATAGTCAGGCTGTTTCAGTTGCAAGTAACACAGCTCTTGTTGATTTTGCAGATGAAGTTTTTTCATCTGTTACTTTATCAGCAGTAGGCGCTGTTATTTATAACAGTACAAACAGTGATAAGCTTGTTGTTGTGCTAGATTTTGGGGGAACTAAAACAGCTACTAATGGAGACTTTACTATTCAGTTTCCTGCGGCAGGCGCATCAACAGCTATAATAAGAATCGCATAATAGGTCATGGCTTTAGTTTTAAACGACAGAGTTAAAGAAACCACCACTACAACTGGTACAGGCACAATTAATTTAGGTGGAGCTCAAACTAATTTTGAAACTTTTGTAGCAGGCATAGGAAATAGTAATACTACTTATTACGCTATTGTTCACAGAAGTAATGCAGAATTTGAAATTGGTTTAGGCACTATAACAGATGCCTCCCCGGACACTCTCGCTCGAACCACAATTATATCTAGCTCTAATAGTGACAGTGCTGTCGATTTTAGTGCTGGTACAAAAGATGTATTTTGCACGATGCCTGCTAGCAAAGCAGTGCATGAAGACGGTAGTTCCAACGTAACATTACCTGCTGATTTATCAGTTGGAGATGATCTTACAGTTTTAGGTGGTGTTATTGAGTTTAAATCAAATAGTGGTTCACCAGCTTCACTTAAAATGTATTGTGAGTCATCTAATGCTCACTTTCAAACATTACAACCACAACCACATTCAGCTAGTGCTGCAAACACTTTAAGATTACCTGATAGTGGTGATAGTGGAACACAAGATTTAGTTGCCGTAGATATAACACAGACACTTACAAATAAAACTTTAACAACTCCTACAATAAACGGGGCTACCATTGGTTCTAGTAATTTAGCTACTAGCAGTAACGGAGATATCAACTTTGCTCCAAACGGAACGGGTAAAATTGTAGTAAGAGGAAATACAAATCAAGGTAAAATTGTTCTTAATTGTGAGAGTAACTCTCACGGACAGACTATTATTGCTGCGCCTCACTCTGAGTCTGCCAATAATGTTCTCACTTTACCAAGCACTGGTGGAGATGCTCGTTTACTTTCAGCGACATCAACTGCTACGGTTACAAACAAATCAATAGATTCAGATAACAATACAATTACAAACATTGTAAATGCAGACATTAAATCAAGTGCTGCGATTGCAGATACAAAATTAGCTACAATATCTACAGCAGGTAAAGTAGCATTAACAGCGTTAGAAATAGATGGCGGCTCCGACATTGGAGCAGACTTAACAACCTCTGATTTAATTATAGTGGATGATGGTGCTGGTGGCACAAACAAAAAAGCAGCATTGTCTAGAGTAGTAACATTGATGCAAGCTCAAGGATTTTCTACTGAAGACCCGACAGCTCTTGCAATCGCCCTTGGATAGAATATAAAGGAAGGAGGATATAGATGGCAAATACATTTAAAGTGGTGACAAAAGCAAACGTAACTAGTGCTGATGTTATTTATACCGTAGCGAGTTCCACGACTACTGTGGTTCTTGGTATTATGATAGGTAATACAACAACTAGTCAAGTTACTGCAACGGTAAGTTTAGGTTCAGACACTAGTAACAGAGCAGGTGCAAACGATGAAGCTAACCAAACTGTCGAGTTAGTTACTAATGCTCCGATTCCTGCAGGTGGCTCACTTGAGCTTTTAGCAGGAAATAAAGTTGTAATGGAAACTACTGATACTCTTTCATTAACAGCATCAGGCTCTTCAGATATAGCTGTATCAATCATGGAGATTACATAGAATGGCTTATATAGGTAATATTTTAACGAAAGATTTTACATCTACTACAAGCGTACAAACTTTAACAGGAGATGGTAGTTCAGCTTATTCTATGTCTACAAGTGTTTCTAATCCGGAACACATCGCGGTTCTTCGTAACGGAGTTCGGCAGAAACCAACGACAGACTATACAGTCTCCGAAAGTCAGATAACTTTTACTACCGCTTTGGCAAGTAGTGATAGTTGTTTTATTATATTTTTAGATAGTGTTGTTGGAACCAAAACACCAGGTACAGGATCTATCACAGCTCCCATGATGACATCATTCAATGGTGTCTATGAAAACTTACAAACAATAACATCAACTGTAGCAGTAGCTGCAAGTGATAACGCATTCTTAGCGGGCCCTGTAACATTTACAGGCACCGTCACAGTGGAGGGTAATCTTACAGTCGTATGAGTACGCTTGAAGTAAATACCATTGATTCCGTTTCTGGAACTTCTACTTTAACAGTTGGTTCTAGTAACTCTTCAGCAATATCATTAGCTAAAAATGTTTCTCTAGGTTCTAGTGTGTTGCAAAGTAATCTATTGTATCCAGCATGGTCAGTAGAATTATCTGCTAATCAAACATTTTCTTCAGGTGCTTCAACAAAAATACAATTGAATAATGCTATTTTTGATACAGATTCAGGTTTAGACACATCGACAAACTATAGATATACAATACCTAGTGGTAAAGGTGGCAAATATATTGTTAATTTTTCTGGTAAAACGGATGCTGCAATAGATACAGATGGTTTTATATTAATAAAAGTAAATGGTAATTCACAATACAATTCTTTTCAAGGACACGTAAAACCAAATGCAACTGGTAATGTTCATTTAGTAGGTTCTTGTATATTAAATCTTTCTGCCTCAGATTACTTAGAATTGTATATGTTGCAAAATACAGGCTCAAATCAATTAGCTTATGCTAATTATTGTGCTATGAGTGGATTTAGAATAGGAACATAATGGGAACAATATTCGTAGATAAATTAGATCCGCAATCAGGCACTACCTTAACGCTAGGATCTAGTGGTGATACAGTATCTTTAACTTCAGGAGCAAAGACTTCGGGGTTTGGTAAGGTGGGTCAAGTACAAAGCACCACATTGAGCAGCACAGTTACAATTTCTAGTTCTTCAACCTCTAACTTTGTTGATATTTCAGGACTAAGTGTAAATATAACACCAACATCTACATCAAGTAAAATTTTTATTTTTTATGTTGTTCATGCAAGTGCTACTGGAGGAACAAGACACATAAGATTAATGAGAGATAG